GCCAATACTTAGCGTATGAGTTTGCAGGATACGCCTGCATCCACTGTCTCGGACAGTGTTGGCACGGGCTTCGTTAATGTATGAAGTTAATTCAGCGTCAGTCCAAAAATTACCATTAACGTCGTGCAGCAACCGCCTTGTATCGGTGATGTATTCGTTCAGAGTAGGCATTTTTACTCATTACTGTAATTGCTGGACTTTTGCCACGCCTTTGCTCTCAGCTTTGTAGGCTTTGGGCATTGGCGCGGCTACTCGTTCCACCACCGGGGCTGACAAGTGGACTTTCTTGTTAGGCTCTGATGAAAATGTAAACTCGCTGAGTCGGCTCATGGCCTTCTCAAAATCGGTGTTCATCTTCATCCAACCAAGCCTTACAAAATACGGTTCTTTATCGTCTTCTCCATAACCAAACAAGTGTCTTGCCACTATATCGGTAATCTCAACCTCTTCATTAGTTGGAAACTTAATGTCTTGGTTTGAGTACCGAGCCGTAAAAGTCATTCCACGGTTAGTGACATACACTGGCTTTGTCATAAAGAAACGATGTCCCCATACAAATTAACGTCACAAGTTACGCTTGCAGCATTAGCTATGTTGAAAAATAGCGCCTGCGTTGTAACTACGTTGGCGTTTGCAGCAGCCGAAAGAGTCATATCAACATAAGCCGACGTTGAATCAGCGCCGGTATATGCCTTGACAGCAGCAATCGCGGTGCCGCCACGGGTTGCAGCCGTGTAAACACCGACGTTTGCCGCCGCTGCATTGCCACTAAAGTTAGTAAGCGTAATGCGACGCACAATGTACTTAGATGCTTCCATCACAACAAGGTTGGTATCCCCTGTCGTAGCAAGCGACTGACCGGGCAGGCTTGCAAGTCGGAAATTACCAAACTCGTTGGGATAGTTGCTACCTACGTGATTTGCGTCCATTGTCTACTCCTTACACTGCAAAGGTTTCGGGAGCAGCCTGACCGTCGTTAATGCCGATCAGGGTAACGGTTGCATTGCCGCTAGCGTTCTTAACCCAGACGTTAATACCGTCAGAGATAACAACACCACCAGTATTAGCAGCCATGATCGTGCTATTAGCCGAGCCAGTATTTGCAATCACGGTGACGTTTGCTGATGGCACCAAGAGGTAAATACCAGTGGGCACTAGGGTTCCGTTTCCGGAATCAATAGCAGTAACAGTGCTGGTCTGGAAGTATGCACCAGCGGTATTAGACGCTGCTGCGGCAAGGATGATTTTGTTTGTGGTAAGTGACATGGTTTTCCCCTTACAGTGACAGAGAGTTGTAGCCAGTCACCTTAGTCATCGACTTAGGCTTGGTGCTTACCATTTCAGCAATCATCAGCACTGCGCCAACATAACCAATCTGGAAGTTGGGCAGGGTTGACTCAAAGCCGGTGAACGCAAACGATGCCTGCTCATGGATATACAGGGACAGGTAGTTAGTGTTCAGCAGGTAGAGAGTGCCTTCCGGGCAGTACGGATCGGGATAGATCGGCACACCAGCAACCATCAGGGCGCGGAAAGCAGCCTGCGGGCCATTGGCATCACCATCAAAACCGGAACCCGGAGTAATCATGTACTGCTCTTGACCTACGTAGTCTTGAGCAAGCAAAGTCCAAGTACCAAAGCCGCACACACCAAAGGTGGGCACTTCAGCGCAGTTCTTCACTGTGCCGGAGATGTACTGAAGTACGTTCTGGCGGGTAGGATTGACCGAACCAGCGGCATACTCTTTGGAAGCCCACCAAGAGTAGCTACCGCGATCAATGCCACCGTAAGTACCGGCAGAATCAACAGCGATGGGCAGTCCGGTGAATTGCTGAGTATCCGATGTGTTGGTATACAGCGATGTCGCCATAGCATCCATCATCACGTTGGTCGCGTCATTCATGCGAGCCTCAATGAGAGGGATGATTGCGTAGTCTTGCTGTACCGCACCTTCCATACCGAGGAACGGTACGGGAGACACCAGTAACTTGAGGTTAAACTCAGCGTTGTACGCGCCTTGCTGAACGCTAGGCTGTGCAAAAGAGCCGGAATAATCCGACCACTGAGCGTTGACAAACTGCGACCCCTGAACGGGCACCGTCACCGATGACACACCGCCAGAAGCGGTTTGACTATTGGCGATCAGTGCAGCCATGAGGGGCGTAGAGTTGTAAATCTGCACGACCATCTTGGGAATAAACGCACGGCGCGTGACGTAAGTCAGTTCCGTGTATTGTTGACTCCCAGAGGCCGGGATAATTCCACCGCCAATAGGCATTTTGATCTCCTAGAAAAAAGCCCCTAAACCATCAGAATCACAAACCAATTGGCTTGGGATTCTTCCTAAACTCCGCTAGTGCCGCATGTGCTGCATCACGGGCTGCGCCTACAGGATTTTTCATAAAATCCTTGGTATTAAACTTCGACATTACGGGCTGCGGAAACTGCGATGGTGTAGGTGCTGCCATCTGCTTCATGTACGCATGGTACTCAGCAGCGGTTTCGTGATTCGCTATTCCCTTCTCAACCATGACTTTTTCGACTTCCTTAATATCGTCTTCGGAGTCAATCAAGCCCTTTTTAATCAGAGATTGACGGCGTTTCTCAAGCTCTTCCCGTGCCTCTTTCTGACGTATCTGGTCTTTTAGACTCTGTACTTCAGCCTTGGCTTCGGATAGAACCTTATTCGTTTGCTCTTCGATTTCCACTTCTGGAATCGGAACATCCGGGCGAACCTGCTTGGTCAGATGCAAAAACGGTTTGCGAGTACGTGGGTCTTCAAACAGATTTTTTGCAAGGATTGCAAGTTCTTGTTGTGCTTCTGGTGATAGATTTTCTAATGACATTTGTTAGCCCCTTTCGTCAGTTAGATTACTTTTTTGGTATCACCCGGCTTGCTAAGAGTCATCTTGTTCTTAGCGCCAATTTTGCTCGGTGAGGTCAAGCCACCAAACTCAGCCATACGCGGGGTATTCACGATCTGACCGTTTTGTTGGGTGTTGTCCGTCGGGCGGCGGGGTTGCAGCGAACCACGCGGTTTGAAAAGTTCCATGGAAATTCTCCTAAATAGGCATTACAGGTTGTTGAGTACCGGGTACTGGTGCTTGTGCTACGGCCCTTGCTTCAGGCGTAGCACCACCCGCCTGTGGCAAGGTTTGAACCAAATTCATAATCTCTGCTGGCATTAGCTGGCGAGTCTCAGACTCACGGGAACCAAACTTGGCAGTGATCTTGGAAACCACATCTTGTAGTGCCTGACCTTCTTCGGAGGCCATGCCAAAAGTTTGCAAAGCGTTTTGCAGCATGTCTAAGGCCATCATCACGTTTAATCGTGCCTGCTCTTGCATGCCTGCTTGCGGCTCTGGGGTAGACATTGGTGAAGGCATCGGAGGTGTTAGTGCCCCCTGCTCTGATGGCGGCGGCGTAGGCGCAGTGGCGGTATCGCCCTGCTCCTGCTTAATCATGTCCATCATTTGTTTGCTTGAAACAGCCATAGACTCACCTGTCCCTATGATGTGCGGATTTTCGATTGACCAAAACTATCATGTCAACCAAAAAAAAGTGGGTGAGTGCATTTTCCCCACTTATGATTTACGCATGTATCGTGTACCGTAGGAAGCACGGGGGAAGTTTGTGCGCTGCGCTTGCCGGGTATAACTGATCTTTCCCTCACCGCGCTGCTCGTTTTTCAAGGCACCTTCTGTCATCCGGGGCTGATCGCCGGTACGCAGATTGCCCTCTGGCATGTTTTGACTCATTGCATATCCTCCGCTACTGGTGCAATTGCCGGTTGACCTTGAGGAATCTCAGGGCTTTGCGGTGTCTGCACATTCTGAACCTGCTTTTTCAAGTCTTCAAGCAATAGTTGCTTCATTGGTGGGTCAAGCATCTCAATTAAGCGCTCTTTGCTGATCGTACCAGCTTGGAAGAGGCTGAAAGCCAGTTCCCGCATGTCTTCCATGAAGATTGGGCTATTGCTGTGCGCGTCTACTTTGACGTTAAAGTCTTCTGTAAACTGCGCTGCTATAAACTTCTTCCCGTCTTCATCTACATACGATGTATCGTCATACACCATCATCATCTTCAAATAGACAGTAGCTAGCTTTTCAAGCGCACTTTCTACGACCAATGCCCGCTTTTTAGCCCGTGAAGAGCCGAGTCGAGCCAGTTGCGAGGCATGTCCAGCGCTACGAACACCACTTTCACCCCGGCCTTGCAGAACGGAAACGATACCGGAAGCCTCCGCAAACATGGCATCAATCTCAGCAATCTCTCTAAAGATGTCGTTTGGTATGTCTGGAGTGAATTGTTCAACCTTTGCGTTAGGCATATCGGTAGCCAGAAGGCCCGCTGCACGTTGCAAGGCAAAGTTTTTCTCATCCAAAATACCTGTAAAGCCCATCAAAGCTGTGGGTGGGCTTACCTGTTTGTCCAGTAATTGCATGATCTGCGTGGTGCGTTTGTTCCTCATGTCTTGCAGGAACACCAGTCTTTGCACCTCAGACTGTCCCCAGTAGTAGTCATACTGTGGGTTGGGGCAGATTTGCACAAAAGGCACTTCGCCTTCAAGGAACATCATCTTCGATGGACGGTCATAGATAACCACATCTGGGTCAGCAATCGTGACGCAGACATAATCGCCTAGATCATCGTCATAAATCCAAAGCTCGCGCATTTCTACCGTGTCTTCAGCCACCATGGGCACGTAACGGTTAATGCCTGCAAGGTTTAGGTTAATGTTTCCGTAAATTGTTGGGTTAGTGGCAGAGGTAATGACACGATCCACACCAGATGCGTCACCTTTGGTTTCCTGCTGACTAAAGGTAATCCGTCTAATTAATTCTTCGCGCTTAGGATGCGACCACAGCCTTGAAAACAATTCACTACGGGTCATGTAGTAGATTTGCACCATGGCTTCTTGCCTATCGGTGTAAGGCGTGTCTTCTCTAAGCACTCCCATAGCGCTAGGCTCAACCATGTAGGGGTGGATGCCGTTGCGCCATACAGGCTTAATAAATGTGCTGTTATAGCAAAATGACCAGTTAAGCGCCTGTCCGAAAACTTGATCGGTATTACTGTTTAGCCAGTAGTCATAGAGCGCCTTGGTCAGCACCGGCACCATCTTGTGATAGTGGATCGGTTGCGATGCACCAATGTTGATTGAAAAGCGCGTAGAGTCAGCCGCATACATAAAGGCTGATAGCTGGTCTATATGCGGGAAGATTTTGTTGTATTGCGCTGGCGCTTCCTCTGGCCCTGAGCCAAACTGGTAGTAAGCCTTCAGACCCATGTAGTCGGTCTTACGCATTTCGACTGACACCATGCACTTTTGCATGATGTCTAAGTAAAACATCTCGCGGTCAAGCGGTTCGGTAGGAATTCTCATTTGTCAATCTTTAGGTTTTGATGGTCGGCAATGTAACTACCGATACGCGGCCCCGAAAGTTTTGATCCTTCTTTAACTGCACCGATGCCAGAGACATTTTCCCCGCCTACTGACCGTAGATTGAAGCCACCCAAGTCGCCCGGATTACCCCATCTTGGAGCAAACGGGTTTTGCTGATTGGCAAAGCGCGGCGGTTGGGCCTCACCTTTTTTGACTGACTTCACATCATTCATCTTAAAGTCCAGTGCAAGTTGTTTAATGGTCTTGTCACTGCCCTTGGTGCGGTCACTAACCGTGCCAACGGGCTGCAAAAAGACCACCTGTACATCCGTGCATCCATGGGGACACACAGGTTCCCGTGCTTCAAAGTATCCGTGTGCCGGACACTTGTAGTCGTTGATAACAGCCATATTAGCCCCTTTTTTTCACTGAGTCATCAAGTCTTGGTTTGGAAAAGTCGTACTTATTGACGATTCCTACTTTCATCCGAAAACCGTCTGAGGTCTTCTCTAGGCCGACTGAGCGCCGCAAAACGGGTTTGGGATTTTTGGAGTAGCCAATGAATTTACGGCCCAAAATGTCGATCCTTGGGCCAGCCTCACCGGCTTCTAAAGCCAGCAGCGCCCGACTTAGTTTGCGCTGCGTCAATTCTGTGAAGGTGTCGCTCTGGTTACGGGTAACGGACTCCATGTGCCGGTAGTTGATGCAGGCAAACTCGGCAAACATCTTCATGGTAAAGCCCCGGCTGCGCTTAGAGCGCATGGCCTCTAGGCGCTTCAGTATCTCTGCCTTAGTCAGTACCGTATCCATACTTAAAAGCCGAGTGCCTTGAGGTAGCTGCCGACTTGTCGCTGGAGTTGTATGGTTTCTGGGTTAGCGCCTGCGGCATCTTGGGCATCTTTTTTGACCCTAGTGATTCTCTCGGCAATGAGTCTGGGCTGTACTTGTTCGGCAAAGGCTGCACAGGCCAGCGCTGAAGCAATAACGCGGTCATCTTTGCCCCTGCCATACGCTGCAATCGTTCCTTGGTCACGGACTATACCTTTCATCTCATCTAACAGTTCCATGCTATACACGTTTAGCATGCCTCGCTCAAAGTAATCTTTGAAGTAATTGAGCATACGTTCTTTGCTGCTATGGGTTGTTACCCAACCAATGCTATTGGATATGCCACCAAAATTGTCATTCCTTCGCCATAGGTAGTGCTGCATGTTGCCCAAAACGTCATGCAGTTTGTAGCCATCAGAGCCACCCATGCTGGTAGCCTGCCGTTTCAGGTTTCTCATCTCGTTAATGACTGCCTGTCCGGGGCCGTTGACCTCTAGGTTTAGAGTTGAGTTGCGGTATGCCCCGGCTAGGTAGCAAATGACCCACGCAAACTGGAATGTATTAAGTTCGGCAGAGCAAAATTCAGCCACCTGATCCAATCCATCGGCATAACAGCGGTAAACCTGTACGCAGAAGCGGTCAGCCCAGTCAGATGAGCCATAAGCAGGGTCGGCACCAATGACGTAGTAGGCCGTAGGCACGGGTTCTTCCCAAATGGTCATGGTAGCCAGTCTGGCAGTGGACTTTAGTAGCTCCGTGTCTTGGAAGTTGGCACCCATAGAGAAGCGGTAATAGGATGCGTCTATGGATTTGGCTACTTTCATAGCGTCAGTGCATCGGGCAGTAGAAAAGAAGCTACTGCCGGTCATTACAAAGGCATAGTCTTCAGTCGGAGGAAACTCCTGATACATCAGGCCCTCATCTTTGAGGCCCTCATGCAATTTCCAGCGCCACCAAGCCATCTGGCGGCTATTGATCTCAAAGTTGTAGACCTTTTTGATCTCGCGTGTCCATTCTTTCTCTTCAGCCGAAAGTTTGCCGTCCCAGTAGACTTTATAGATGTCTGACTTTGCGTCAGCAGCATAGAGTTGATTGCGCCACCAGCCACAGAATATGGCCCTCTGGCTTCTAGCGCGTTTGGCTGTCACCCACATGTCATGGAACATATTGAACCCACGGGCGGTAGACTCAAACATGTAGTAGCGCAGGGGGTTGGTTTCAGCCAGTGAGGCTAAGAGCG